GGCAGGTTTAACGCAACTTAACATTGGGTCGCGGTCAACGGGCGCAAACAATGTAAACGGCACCATCCGCCGCATCGCCTACTACCCCACCCGCCTCGCCGACACCACCTTACAGGCACTCACGGCATGAGCGACTACTACCTCCGCGCAACCACCGCCGCAGCCCTCTACAGCGCACTAGAGGCGGCAGGGGTCGTCACCCAAGGCGAGGACGGCTGGCATGTCACAGACGGCCACAGGTACGCGCTCGATGTCATAGGCGCGATCTACGCGCCGACCGGCAAGATGCTGCGAGGGAATGAGGGCGAAGTGCCGGAGATGAAACTGTTAGACGGTTTTCATGCTAATTTGCGTGTTATAAATGCAAGCAATTTTGATGCTAATATGCTTAACAAAATAGCAATCAATGTGCCTACTAATCCGGCAAGAGGGTGGGCATAAGTTTTAAGGGGTAATTTTTTATGCATTTAGAAACCGAAACCGGCGAAAACTTGGTGCAAGAGAACGGCGGCTTGCTGCTGTTGGAGTGATGAATGGCAATCGTTAAGATTTCAGACCTTCCGCTCGTAGACTCGCCGGTCGAAGGCACCGATCTGTTCGTTGTCGTTCAGGACAACGTGACGAAGAAGGCGTATGCGTCGGACATCCAAACCTATGTAGGGTTTGAGGAATTTCAGACTGCGACCGCAGGGCAGACCGTCTTCAATCTGACGACGATGACCTATGCGGCCGGCGCGAACAACCTTATGGTGTTTGTTGATGGCGTAAACCAATACGTCGGCGCATCTTACCTTGAGACGGACAACAACACCGTTACGTTCACGCAAGGACTGCATGTCGGCGCACTGGTCAAGTTTTCAACGGTGCAGACTCTTAGCACCGTAGACACTAGTTCTGAAGACATCCTATTCACTCAGGGTGGCGTTGGCGCGGTAACGCGTAGCGTGCAGTCTAAGTTGCGTGATACCGTCAGCGTTAAAGACTATGGCGCTGTGGGCGATGGAGTTGTTGATGATACTGCTGCTATTCAGGCGGCCGTTGACGCAGCAAAAACTGTGTATTTTCCCGCAGGAAGTTATAAGTTTTCGCGGATTCTTATTAGACACAACAACTGCGCCTTGGTTGGCGACGGACAGTTCCGCACGTTCTTGGTCTCCACGGTCACGACCGGCGCTGCAATCTTCAACCCCGACCAAGCCACCGTCACCCGGTACTATTGCAGCATCCGTGGGATGCAGATTTCCACGCCAAACATGACCGCCCCTTCTGGATCTAGCGTTATCGACTGGCGCTCCATCCAGTTCGGCGAGTTGAAAGACCTGTGGCTCATCGGAAACAGTGCCACCGGTCAGGCCGGCATCATCCTCGGAACAATCACTTATGGCGTGACCGAGTGTACCTACAATTACCTCCAGAACATCTACATCGGCTTCGTTGGCTATGGGGTGCTGTTCTACGACGGCGCGAACACCAACACGCTGATGAACATGCGCATCCAACCGGGTGCAAATTCGTTCGGATATCACCTGGCCTTCGGTACAGCTGCGGATCGCATCGGGAACAATACCTTCATCGCGTGTCATTGCGAGTTCCCCGGCAATACCGTGACCGGATATGCGCTCGGGACAGGAGCCAAGAACACGACGATCATCGCGCCTCGCATCGAAGGTCTTGCAACAGGCTTTGAAATTACGGCAAACGCATTAAACACAAGCGTATATAACCCGTATTTTGATAGCACTACGACCAACATAAGTAACGCATCAACGTCAACTACTGTTTTTGGGCCCAACGGTTTTAGTATCAATACCAGTGCGGCTTCGCCAAATTGGGGTACTGAAATTAACTACAACGGATACCCCGGTGCCGTTGTTCGTTTTAAGGGCGCTACGGGTGGCGAAACGCAAACATTTAACAATTCAACTGCTGTAAAGTCGGATGGCGTTTACGCATCCGGTTACGGCGGCGGAACTAACTTTGGCGTTGGCGCAAACGGGTTTTATAGCCTCACAACGGGCGGTGATTACGGAATTGGCACGTCGGATGCAAATTGGTTAGGTCTGGGCAGTAACGCTTTGGTACGAGCCAAAGTGCAGCCGAATGGCGCTATTAACTTTGTGCCATTAGCAAGCGATCCAACGGGTGCCGTTGCTGGTGATGTTTATTACAACAGCGGAACTAACAAACTTCGGTGCTACAACGGCACTTCTTGGAACGATTTATTCTGAGGTTAAAGCATCATGGCTGACAAAAAGATTTCCCAACTTACTAACGCATCTACGCCGCTGGCGGGCACTGAGGTTCTGCCTATTGTGCAGAGCGGAAACACCGTTAAAGTATCCGTAGCTAACTTAACGGCTGGGCGCGCTGTATCAGCATCTTCGGTAACATCTTCGGGCGCCATTACGTCGCAAAGCAGTAGCATTGTTTCGCGCACGTCAACGGGCGGTAGTTTTGTTCTTGACAGCACTGTTGCAGGGCAACAAAACACCATAACTGGGCTTGTTGATAACGGAAATTTGTTTGGCACTATTAACTACGTCGGCGTTGACCACGTATTTAAGTACGGCGGTACTGAGGTTTTCCGTGCCAAATCCGACGGCAACGTAGCTATTGCTAACGGCAATCTGCAAATTAGCACCGCCGCCAAAGGCATCGACTTCTCCGCTAACACCCACGCGGCGGGAATGACGAGCGAGTTGCTTGACTGGTACGAGGAAGGAACTTGGACGCCAACTGCTACTGCTCCTTCCGGCGCATTTACAACTGTTACTACAAGCGGAACTTACACTCGAATGGGTAACATTGTGCGCGCGGGGTTTAGGGTCACGATTGCCAACATTGGTACCGCAACGGCGATTAGTTTTATCGGCGGTTTGCCGTTTGCCTCATCGTCTGGTAATTGGGCTGCGGGCGTGATGAGAGAGCAAGTTAACACGGGAGTAATGTGGCAGGGAATTGTGAGTAATAGCACTACGTCCATCAACGTATTCAACTACAACAATTCGCAATCTATATCTAATGGCGCGGAATTTGTAGGCAGTATTGTTTACGAGTGCGCGTGAGATAGCCTATGGCACTTACCAAAGTTACAAACTCCATGATCGTTGGCGCAGCCGTCAACGTGTTGGATTTTGGTGCAAAAGGTGATGGCGTAAATGACGATACGGCAGAGATTCAATCTGCCGTTACGTCGTTGGCGGCGTCAGGCGGTACGGTCTACGTGCCTGAAGGCATCTACGTTGTCTCTGCGCCTATTACGGTTCCTTCCGGCGTTGCTATTGTTGGCGACGGAATAGGTGTTACGCGCTTTAGCGCCACGCTAGCATTTACCGCTGATCAACCTGTTTTTTATGCTAATGCGGCTAACATAACTCGGTTTGAAAACTTTTCTATCCTCGGCAATACAAATGGAACCAACGGCGCAGGAACGGGCGTCCATTGCAAAACGGGTTTTGGCAATCAGATTCGTAGCGTATTCATAAGCAATACGACTCAAGCCGGAATTCGCTTAGAAGAACAGAATACGGCATGGGTGGATTCTTGTTGGTTATTGTCTACAGGTCGAGTCGGCTATTCTGACAACCACGGAATCATGGTGTATTCGACGTTGGGATCAACTGTTGATAACTACAACATTAAGATCACTAACAATAAGATTCAAAGCGCATACCGTAAAGGCATTACAGACTACGCGCCTAATGCCGGAATCATAGATTTGCTAGTCGAAGGCAACACAGTTACAAGCTGCGGCCTTGGTGGCATTTACTTAGGTACCGATCTCGGCCGCGATATTCGGATTGTAAACAACTATGTTGCTGACTGTTATGTCGGTATTCAGTACGGCCCTGGAAAAAACAGCATTATTTCGGGGAATAACGTCCGTAGCACAACTACGGGATTTGGTATTTCGTTTTTGGACGTGGACAATTTAGTTGTTTCTAACAACACCGTTGTTAATTCTGCAACGGGCGGTATTGTGACTACGGTTCTTTCCGGCGTTCGTAACGCACAAGTCTCTATTTGCGGAAACATTGTCCATAACTCCAACCGAACCACGGCGGGGTATGCACCCGGCATTGACGTACAAGATTGCGACAATGCTGTCGCAACCGGGAACATTGTGTACGACGATTCCGGGTCGATTAAAACGACTCATGGCATTGTTGACGGATCGGCTAACGTCAATTTTCAAATTTTGGGTAATACCGTACTAAACGTCAGCTCAAGCAACTATTTGATTCAATCCAACACCGCCATGCTGCAAGACTTGACTTACGGTCAAACGCAAAACTTTTTGGGCGGCATTACGGTTCAACAAACCGCAGTTACGCTTGCAAACGGCACAAACAACAACGTTGCATTGCCGGTTAGAACAGGTGTACTGCGTGTAACCGGCCCAACCGGCGCATTTTCCATTACGGGATTAACGAATGGTCAAGTTGGGCGTCAATTAACTTTGGTTAACGACACTAACCAAAACATGACGCTAAAAATTAACGATGGTGCTTCATCAGCGGCTAATCGTTTATTCTTGACAAGCGGTATAGATAAAGTAATCGCGGCGTACAATTCCGTGACGTTGATGTACGTTACCACGCAAGGCAATAACTTTTGGGTTGACGTATAAAACTTGACGTTTTCTTGCAACAAGATATATTTAACCCGTACTGGCCCGGTTGACCAGGGATTCATTAGGAATCAAAATGTCTGAAATTGAAGTAGTAGCGGAACAAGTACCCGCGCCGGAACCGGTTGCTACGGCTGCACCGGAACCCGAAGTTGTTGCCCAAGAGGCAACCCCGCCGGAGGAAAAGCTTGCCAAGACGTTCTCCCAAGAGGAGCTCGACGCGCTGGTAGGCAAGAGGCTTGCACGGGAACGTCGCAAGTGGGAGCGAGAGCAAGCGCTAAAAGCGCCTGAGTTTCAGACTCAGACGCCCGCCACGCTGCCTGACCGGGACGTTGACCCCGACGCTTATACGGATGCTTTAGCTATCCGCAAAGCCGAGGAAATGTTAACTAAACGTGAGGCAGAGCGGCAGCAGCGCGAGCTGTTGATGGCCTATAAGGAACGTGAAGAAGTAGCTTTTGACAAGTACGACGACTTTGAACAGGTCGTGTACAACCGATCGCTGCCAATCACGACCGTAATGGCCGAGACGATTCAGGCTTCGGATGTTGGTCCCGATGTAGCATACTACTTAGGTTCTAACCCCCGCGAAGCTGAACGTATTTCCCGTTTGTTGCCCTACCTGCAAGCTAAAGAGATTGGTAGGATTGAAGTCCAATTAACCGACAATCCGCCAGTTAAACGAACAACCAATGCGCCCCCGCCGATTAAGCCTGTGACGGCTAAAACCGTAGGCGCGCCGGCCCGAGACACGACGGACCCACGCTCAGTCAAGGACATGAGCACGTCGGAGTGGATTGACGCCGAGCGTCTGAGACAGATTAAGCAGTGGGAAGCGCGGCGTACCCGCTAACTTCTTTTTTGGAGACATATTGTGGCTAATACCCTTCTTACTATTGACATGATTACGCGGAAGGCTCTGGAAATCCTGGAAAACAACCTCGTAATCACCCGTAACGTGAACCGTCAGTACGACGACAGCTTTGCTGTCGAAGGTGCCAAGATCGGTTCGACCCTCCGCATCCGTCTGCCGGATCGCGCTCTTGTGACCGACGGCGCTGCGCTTCAGGTTCAGGACGACAATGAGCAGTTCACCACGCTCACCGTCGCCTCCCAGAAGCACATCGGCATCAACTTCACCAGCGCCGAAATGGCCCTTCAGTTGGACGATTTTGCTGACCGCGTGCTCAAGCCGCGTATCAGCCAGTTGGCTTCCAGCATCGACGCCGACGTGGCAAGCTCGTTCAAGAGCGTGTTCCAGTCGGTCGGTACGCCTGGCGTCACCCCCGGCACCTCGCTCGTTCTGTTGCAGGCGCAGCAGAAGCTGAACGAAGCTGCCGCTGGTATGGCTCCGCGCTACGCCACCGTCAACCCGGCGGCCAACGCTGGCCTCGTCGAAGGCATGAAGGGCTTGTTCAACCCGGTTGATTCAATCAGCCGCCAGTTCAAGAACGGCATGATGGGCGAAGGCATCCTCGGCTACGACGAGATCAACATGTCTCAGTCGATCAAGCAGCACACCAACGGCTCGGCTTCGCGCGCGGACACCCCGATTGTGAAGACCACGCTTG